TCATAGCCTACGACGTTGGTGAACTGGCTGTCACTCTTGCGGAATGCCTCCAGCACTTCAATCAGCTCTGCGTGTGGTGCGTAGACCATTTCGTCGGCCTCAGCGAAAAGGACTACCTCGTAGCGCTCCAATAGCTCAGCTTGGACACGCTGCACCTGGTCGACAAGCCACTGATGGCGGAATGCCTCCGGGTTGTGAACAGGGATAACGGTCACCCCGAGGTCATCGGTGCTCCCATCCTGCGTGTCGTGGTCGATGACGTAGATGTCTTCATCGGCGAATGTCCGCCGGTAGTGCTTCAGCCAAATCGGTAGGTTGACCGGCTCATCTTTGACGATGGTGAATGCTGTAAATGGTTTCTTCATATTGTGACGATTAGCATGATGTCATCCCAGCGACCGGTGTCTGCACTGGCGTTCCAACGCTCACAGGTTGCCCCCTCCGGTGCAAAGCGCTCCAAGCCATCAAACCACGATGCGTCTTGGATGTCCTCGATCACCATCACTCCGCCTGGCTTCATCAGCGGAGCGTAGAGCCGCAAGAACTCGCACATCGACACCAGCGTATGCGGGCCATCATCAACGGCGAAGTCAAGACCATCGGGGAAGGCCGCACGGACCGCCTCCACGCTGTCGTTGGTGTAGGCATCAGCAAAGCGGAAGGTGCAGCGGTTGCTGTCAATCAACTGCTCAGCCTTGGGCTTGATGTTGTTGGCGATGTCCATGAACATGAACTTGGCCTTGGGTAGATACCGGCACCACAGCGCTGCGCTGCCACCATGCCAGACGCCGATCTCAAGCATGTTGATTGCCTGGTCCCTGAGTGGGTTGAGCAGCCGTGCGTATGTCTCCGTGTACTTGTGGTCGGTGCCTTTGTCCGTGCCACCTTGCCAATCCATGCCGTGCAGGTTCATGTCCTGCAGCATAGCAACGATTTCGGGATCTTCGTGTTTTACCATGTGATTACAAATAATTCGGGTGAAGGCCATCCTGGGCAGAGGTCGGCAACTTGCGCCTCCGCCTTGCCAATCCAGTGCTCCGCCTGCCAGCGGTGATCACGCTCCGGTGTTCCGAGCTTGGCGATGTGCGTAGCCCGAGCCCACCAGTAGTTGCCGCCAAAGTATGGATAGCCGTGTGGGTTGTTGTGGTCAGCCATATGCGGCCATTTCTCCTTGGTGATCCAATGCGGACCAGCGATGTCAACGCCTTCCAGCTTCTCGAGGGCATTCTGCCAAGCCACGACGCAGAAGAACGTCATCGACCGGCACCAGAGCTGGTTAATCAGCGATGCATCCGAGCCGCCCTTGGTGTGCGCGTATAGGTAGACAGCATCCGGCTCTTCCTGGCTCGCCTTGTACATCTCGTTGAGTGTCGCCTGCTCCCAAGCTGTCGTGCGCTCGACAACGACCTTGCAGCGATCCGCTGGCATGACCGTTGCCAGGAATGCCTTGACCTCCTTACGGTTTGCTGGCTGCCCGACGATGCCAATCCGTATCTCCTCGATTGCGTTGGCAAGTCCGTAGTTACTGACCGCCATCAGGTGTTGGTTGACCAGCATCTGCCATCGTCCATCGGCAAAGATGTGGTAGTAGTGGATTATTCTCATGTTGTGCGGCTAAATTACGACATATCGACCACTGTTGTGCACCCCGAGCTTCATCAGGGCAACGTAGCGGATCGCGTCAATGGCGTGGTTGTACCGGTCAATCGGCACTCCCAACGACGCGCCAGTCCTGTCCGTGTCCCAAGTGTAGTTGCGTAGTTCCTTGATCAGGTTCGTCGATTCTCTGGTGACGAGCAGCGGCTGGCGTTTCAGGATGTCGATGCTGTTCCTGATGCTGTCTGCGCCCTTCGTCGCCGGGTGGATGTTGAAGCCAAGGCGATGCACCTCTTCGATGCTCTTCGGCTCAGCACTGTCTGCGATGATCGGCCACGACCTGCCAATGCCCAGCTTCCGTAGCTGATCCGCGATGTCTTGGTTGGTCAGGCCGTTTTGGTAGATCAACTCATGCATGAGGATAGCACTGCCGCGCTTGTAGACGGCCACCACCGCCGTAGGGTCATTCGTGTATCCCCAGTCCAAGCCGATGGCGACCAGCTTGTCACCAGCAAAGTCGATGCCGTCGACCTGCTGCCAGTCGTCGAAGACCACGCCCTGCAGTGATCCGACCTCGCCCAAGCCGTAGACCTTCCACCAGTTCGCCCAGTACGTCGATGTCGCCGCCTTGACCTGCGCCGCTTCGATGTCGTCGCGGATCGTCGCCGGCAGTGCTTCGTTGTCGCGGTATGTCAGCACAATCAACTCGCTGTCCTGCTCCGCCAGCACCTCCGTGTGCGCCCAGAACTCCGACACCGGGTTGAAGTCGATGTAGATGGCTTCGCTCGTTCGGATGGCCAGCTGATGGTACGCCTCAAACTCGATGTTGTTAGCCTCGTTGATGTATAGCACCTGCCGCCGTGCGCCGCGTAACTTAGCCTCTTGGTCTGCGCTGAAGAACTCAATCGTGCTGCCGTTGGCAAACGTGTATGTCAGCAGCGTCTTGTTCCAGCCTTCATCACGCCAGCGGTTCGTCCACTGCATGACCTTGCCAAAGTCCTTCATCGCACCACGTCGCAGGTGCGGGATTGATTCAGATACGACGCTGATCTCGGTCTTGGCCTTGGCTGCTATGTGGATCAACACTGCGAGGATCGCGTAGGTCTTGCCCGCGCTCGTTCCGCCTTGGATGACTTTCTTGCGTGCCGTCATCCGCCTGATGCGCTTTATCGCGGTGGTGTGATGAAATGCCATTTGTAACCGAGGTGGGGTTCGAACCCACGTTTACAAGTTCTGTTTACGGTCGGGGTGCGCACTCCCTAATTGTCGTTTTACCACTTAAACTACTTCGGTTTTTTCTAATATTATTTTCTCCCCAATTTCCCCCTTCAACTTCTCGACGTAGACCGACGCATCCATCAACTCCTCCTGCAAGTGTTGCAGCCACTCCATCAGCGTCAGGTCATCGCGCTCCATCGTAGTGCCGTACTTCTCCTTGCCCTTTTCCGCTCTTGTCCTAAGTTGGGCAACAACGGCTTCGGTGATTGCGTCAGTCATTGAAGAGAGGTTGCTCGATTTTGACTTCGTTGTGTGTTTTCTCCGCCAAGCCGTTAAGGCGCTGCGTGATGCTCGTATTGTAGATGCCAGTCATGCCGCCTCTGATTTGGTCAGCGCGGATCGTGGTCTTGATGCGCGTACAGACGTCCACATAGCGGTCGTATCTGCCATCCGGATTGGTGAAGTATTGGTCGATGCTCTTGCCGATTCCCTGCTCGTAGCAGTAGACCTGAAAGCCTTCAAAGGTCAGCGGATTCTCACGCTCACGAAGTACACGGTCTGCCTTGACACCAACGTAGTCTTCAACCCTTACTGGTTGCGCCTTCGCTTTAACGCAGTAGTCAGCAAACGCATCCCACATCAGCTCTGGTGTTTCAAAGTTCAACGGTTTTGCCATTACGCCTCGATGTTTGTGACTATTTCAATTATCTTCTCAATGACCGCCACCTTAGCATGCAGTGCATTCGGTGCGCTGCTCTCCTCCAGCGAATCCAGTATGTTGGATAAATTGGTCAACAAATGACCACGATCCTGCCAGTCGAGTGCGCGTGCATCCTGCTCTGCGCTGATGTCGGGTTGTGCGTGCATGTCATTCTTCGTTTAGTTCGCCCAGTTCTCGTAGCTTGTTCCTGCTCCACCCAAGCGCCGCCTTGCCGCCCCAAAGCAGGTAGCTGATGTATCCGCAGTCGCTGGTGCTGTCTGCGTTGTCGTAGTACGTCTCTGCGCGCGATAGGTAGCTGTGCATCCGCTTGATTGTTTCAAGGCTGATGCCCTCGCCGTTGGCAAGCTGCTGCGCTCTGACCTTGCCAGTCTGCGTTGCGCACTTGTTGCCATTGCGCTCGTTCAGCTCGATGCCTCGCTTGGCGTTGTTCTTGACTCCATCGCCGTAGTCAGCGTAGCTGTCTTGGAATTTAGTCTTGATCTGCGAGCTGCACACTGCTAAGCGCTGCGCTGCCTCCGGGTACTCGCTCTGCA